AATTGATGAGTTTTTTTACAAAAACATTGTTAAAGATTTTGAATCTTCTTTTAATAATGAAAGAAAATCTTATAACCCTTTTATTGAAAAAGATTCAACCAATAGTGAAGAATTGAAACGAATGATGTTAGAATTTTCCAAAGGTTTTTTTAACTTAGAACAATTCATTGAAAATGTTGTAAAATCAAAATTTGATCCTCAGTGCTCATTAGGAAGAAAATCTCAACCAGAAGCCTCAAGAGAAATTGTAAAGTTAAGAGGAGAATGTAAGGTTTCTGGTTGGATTTTGAATCAAATATTCAAAAGTGTTAATAAATTTGTTCAAAGAGATGTAGTGTCAGATTCTCAACTGGTTAAAATTAATTCTCTTAAATCTTCAACAAATTTCATCTTTGGATCATTTTCTGATTCAAAGAAAATAATTTATTATAATGGTGATATGGCAAGTTGGTCTGGACATGATTTTATGGAAAAGTATATCTTTGTTGTTAATATATTAAATCATTATTCAATATTAAGCGAAAACTTATCAAATTTATCTATAAAATGTGTTAGTAATTTATATGGCATGAAAATAAAATCCACAATATTAAAGGAAGAAGTTGTGGCAGAATCATTTTGGCCTCAAGGGATAATGCATAATATATCATCTTTTGTTCATTCTCTTGAGCAATTATTCAGAAAAAATCTATTAAGTTCAATTTTAGATATCGATTCTAGAATGTGGTTTCAACTAGAACATTCAGATGATAAAAATGAAATATTATCAATAGAAGATGACGAATTTAAAATAAAGAAATTAATTTATTCTAACACTAAAATTCCAAACTTATTTGCTTTATCTACATCAAAGACTAAAGACTCATACTCGTCAATAGTTTCAGAAATGGTTGGTTTGCAAAATTATAAAGGACAACTATTTGATAATCCAGTTAAAAGCATATTTGGTTGGTTCAAAAATTTGTCTGGCTTTGGTTTTGTGGATAATTATAAAGAAATTTTAAGTCGAATATCTGAATTCTATTGTAAATCAGGCAATTTAGTTTTATCAGAGGTAATGAATGATTATTTTTATTTAGAATTAAAGAGACTTTACGGGATAATGGATAAGAACACAGAAATTTTACCTTTAAACTTAGGAGGTAAATTGTTAATTCCTATTAATTTTTATATCTTTTATGGGGTTTTTTCTGATAATTCTTATAAAAAGATAAAATATGATTATAGAAATCAAATATTCAATTTTT